CTAGAAGACGTAGCGCAAGACCTTAATAGACTCCGCGAGAATGGAAGGCAACGAGGTTACTCGGTAGGATGGGAATGGGATATACTGCCTTATACTGTTATTTTAGGTTCTACAACTTACATGGCAGCAGCGCCAGCGACGGGTAAAACAGAATTGATATTAGAGTTTCAAATTAATCTAAGTTGTTTACATGGTTTGAATCATGTTATCTTTACTCCCGAAACTGGTAGCGCGCAAGACATATTTAGCGAACTATGTCACAAGTACATAGGTAAACCTTACATAAAGTCAGATTGGCAGATGGACGAACGAGAGCGTATGATAGCCGAAAACTTTGTAAATAACCATTTTGTAATAATTGACACAGAGGACGAAGATATAACTGCTACGGAATTTTATAAGTTAGTAGACGAGATAGAAAACAATACAGGTTTAAGAATACATACTACTTTAGTTGATCCTTGGAACGAACTTAAAGAGGAATTTAATAGAGAAGACTTAGGACGAGAAGATAAATATTTAAGCCGTATGCTTGGGTGGATTCGTAAGAACGCAAGAACGACTAAACGCCATCACTTCATACTAACTCACGTAAGAGACCAGGCTTTAGTAAATCAAGGCGGAATCACTTACTATCCAGCGCCCCACGCTAGAGAGTTTGCAGGAGGGCAAACATGGTTTAGAAAAGGAAACACTATGCTTATACCTTGGCGTCCTCCTTACGGATTATCAGACGGTAATAACAGAGCTTACGGAAAGAACGAGACTATTTTAAGGATAGCAAAGAGCAAGCCGAAAGGAACGAGCGAGAATGGTAAGTACATTATGAACTTAGACACTACCCGCTACCAATATTATTTTGAAGACGAGCAAGGACAAAGAGTTTACGCTAATCGAGGTAAGGAACATACTTTTTTAGAAGCTAACCACGAGAGTAAACCTTTACCTTTTAATACTAACTTTGACGAAGAAATGCCTTTTTAAATGAAAAATATGAAAACAATAAAAGTACTAAATTTATACGCTTGTCTAGGTGGTAACCGTTATAAGTGGGATGAAGTCGCAAAGGAGGCAAATGTAAAACTAGAAGTAACGGCGGTTGAATTAGACCCCGAATTAGCTAGATTATACCAAGAACGGTTCCCGAACGATAAAGTTTTGGTTGAGGATGCGCACCAATATTTATTAGACCATTACAAGGAGTTTGATTTTATTTGGTCTAGTCCTCCTTGTCCTAGTCATAGCAGAATGAGAAAAACCAATACAGGCGACGGTGAGCGAAAATCTAAAGCAACTTACCCAGATATGAAGCTATACGAGGAAGTTATTTTTTTAGATAATTTTTTTAATGGTGCGTATGTAGTAGAAAATGTAATCCCATACTACGAGCCATTGATACCTGCTCAAAAGAGAGGAAGGCATTTGTATTGGAGCAGTTTTAAGTTCCCGAATGATTTGAGAGATAGAAAAGCAAAAAACTTTATACATAGCACATATTTACAACTTTATGATTTTCACCAAATAGATTTATCCACTTATAAAGGAAAACAAAGAAAGGATAAAATAGCCCGTAACCTAGTAGACTACGAAGCAGGGCGTACAATATTTGAAACCTATCTAGGTATAGAAAGAAAAAAGAATGTTAACCAGGTAAACATATTTGATTTAGGAGCATGATACGACTACTTAAAAAACTACAACAGCGTAACAAACTTATAGCGGATCATATAAGTAAAGAAAACCGTTTAACGTTTGAGCAGATTCAGACTATTAACTTAGACGATAGGGACGATCTTATAGAACTAATCGAGTTAACTTTTAAAAAGGAGAAAGAGGTTAACGAGTTGAGGTCGGCAGCTTTCGCGTGGAAGAAAATAGCACGATCAAATTTAGATCAGAACTTACAAACCGCTTACCACTTACATAAATCAGAGAAGTACATAAGAGACTTAGAAGATTACAACAACGAGTTAAGGAAGTTGCTGGAAGAAAAATGCAGTCAAGAAGAGTTGAAATTCGTATACGACTTCGTTAATTTTGACTTTGATAGGTCGTTAAGATTACCCGACGAAGACCTAGTAAACCAGAACAACGAGTTAACTATAAAAGAACTTCGTAAGGAGATAGCTTATTTAAAATCATTATAAATGACAATTAATTGTCTAATATTAAAAAAAGTTTTGTAGATTCGTAGGGAACATTAAAACAAACGATATTAAAAACCTTTCTATACCATTTTGATGTTCAAGGGAGTTATAAGGTTCTCCCATTTTTGAACAAACTAAAAACAAGATTATGACACCGAAAGAAAAAGCAAGTAAATTAGTAGGATCATTTATAGACTATGTTCCTGATGTTGAAAATTATAAAGAAATTCAAAAACATTGTGCATTGATTTGTATTAATGAAATACTAAGCGACACACGAAACCCTTTGCTTTATGAAGCTGAAAGCGATTTTTATGAATACTGGCAACAAGTAAAATATCAAGTTTCTGTATTGTTCTAAAATAAATGTGTTTTTAACGATTAACTAAAGATAAGATTATGAAAACAATTATTATAATGCTGATGACTATGGTTGCAAACTATAGCACGGTAAAAATTGAACAATCGCCATTTATTGAACTTGACAGAGCAACAACATATTATTGTAATGTCAGTCAATGTGATTCTGATCCGTTGACGACTGCGGATGGTAGCCGAATAGACTTAGACAAACTTGCAAACGGTCAACTTCGATGGTGCGCTTTGAGTAGGGATTTAATATGGGATGAATATCGACAATCAATCCATGCAGAAGGTTTCAGAGGGTTATTTGAGTTTGGCGATACAATAACCGTATATTCAAAAACTTGTCCACAAATCAACGGAAAATGGACAATTCACGATACTATGAACAAACGGTACACAAGATCAATTGATTTCTTAATTCACCCTGACAATAACAACCCAAAGCTAGGCGTATGTCCTGACGTTAGAATAATTAAGGATAAACTTTAAAACCAAAACAAAGATGAGTAAAAGAGATAGAAATTTAATTAGAGATGCAATGATGTTTGCTGTTAAAGATATAAGTGGTAGAGTTTTGCGAGAGGCAGCAGTACAGAGCATGATAGATGACTTTTTAAAATCATTAAACCAAAACAAAGATGAAAAAGTGGTTTGAAATAAATTTAGGTTGGTTCTTTATTAACGGAAGAAAGCAACAACAATGGAATGAATATTTAAAACAAAAGTATAACCTAAAATAAATAAATTATGTATACAATTAACGATATTGAAAAAATCCTAAACTTTAAAACGTGGGATGATAAAAAGAAAATTGATGAATTGCTCAGAATAGATGCAAGAATTTATGCTCACCAAGGTGTTGATTCAACAAAAGCAGAAAAAGAGGAAGACAAAATAAACAGTCGGAAAATTTACAGAGCAATAAAAGAAATTGACAAACATTTAGGTGATTCTTTTTTGCAATTAATGGATAAATAAATAGATTATAAGAATAAAATACTAAATACTTTCAATACTATCTAAATGGGCTTTTGGTGAGCGCGGTAATTAAATTTTTTGTATATTGCAAACCGTGAGCGTTTTAGATAAATACTTTGACCAGGTAGAACCGATATGCAAGGCGATATGTCCTAACGGTTACGAAGACCTAGCGCAAGAGGTTTATATTAAAATGATAGAGAACCCTCCAAGGGATGAAAACGTTAATGCATGGATTTATACAATAGCTAAAAACCAAATGCTAGACGATAGGAAGTTTAACAGATTGGTAATAGTTGAAGACCTTAGCTACATCGAAGCGTTAAAGAACGAGAACTTTAAAAGTAAAGTTGATGACATTATAAACGAATCGAATCTAACCCATACAGAGATACTTTGGATTAAAGCATACTTGCAACACGATTTAAACTACGTCTGGATTGAGTCAGATATTAAAATCTCACGACAACACGCAAGCAAAAGAATAAGATCAATAATAAAAAAAATACAATGCAATTTGAAATAATACTAGCGACGATAGGCTTACTATACGTCTATCAAAGGTTTATGATTGAGCCAAACGACTTAGGGATTAACCGCCTACAATTATACAAGATAAATGAAAAGCCGTTAAACTGTATTTTCTGTTTATCCTTTTGGACATCAATTATTTTAACTATATTTACATACGAATACGGCTACCTATCAATACCTTTGATTTATAGAGTCGTTCAATTAAAACTAATACGATGAGCGAACAAGAAGAAAAAAAAGAAAGCACAACTGTTTTATTGATTAAGACGTTGTTTTATTTAGGAATGGCTGCAGCTGGTGTTTATTTTATCTTAGCATGAATTTTTTAGAAGAAGTAGAACCGTATAGAACTTACATCGATATGTACTTAGACAAAGGTGCTATGCCTAACTTAAAGATACGGGAGGAATTAAGCGACTTAGATTATAGGTTAAGGATGCACGAGCGCGTAGCTATGTACGGTAAAGCCAATATAGAATTATACCCTACCGACATGGCTTGCGCTAGTTGTGTTAAATCAATGGTTAATAATCTCCGTCGATGGATCAATATTAAGGAGGCTGAGGAAAAAGAAATGATAAAAAAGACTGCCTTAGAGATGGTAGGATGGACTGACAAGTTCCCAGAAGAAGAGACGGTAGAGTTTAAAGGAGTGCCACAAGTAAACAAAAAAGATATGGAAGTATTACCGAAAGATTTTAGCAAAGAGTCTGTAGATGTTGTAGAGAGAATGTCTCAAGAATTAGAATTTGAAGGAACGTTAGAAGAAAAAGTTGAAAACCTTAACTCGTTATCAAATCAAATAGCCGAACAAATGATTAACGATTTAAAGCTGCCTAGTGAAATGATAGCAGGCTACAAAGTTATCGACTTAACTAAGATGAAGTGGGGAGCGTTTAAATCATATTGCAAAAGTAAAGGACTAAACGTTAAAGGAAAGACCAGAGCGCAACTAACCGAAGAGTTAACAAGTCTATAATGAACGCAGAGATAATATTAAATGTAATGGTAGCGTTATTCATTCATCAAATAGGTTGGAGTTTATTATTTGCGGTTACGGATTACTTTAAAGACGATGAAGAAACTAACAATTAAACAAGAGAAATTCGCGGAGTTGGTTGTCAAGTTAGGCAATCAATCAGAAGCGTATAGGCAGGCTTATAATGTTAGTGAGAAGACAAAAACCGAAACTATAAATAAACGTTCTTCTGAACTTATGGCGGACGGGGCTATATCGGGTAGGGTAGCCGAATTAAGAAAACAACTAAAGGAAGAACACAAAGTAGACCGCGATAGAATCATAAGTCACCACTTTAAAATGATCGAGGCTTGGGAGGAGTTATGGGAGTTAGGCAAGAAGAATGATAAGACAAAAGACGAGGTGCAAAGGTTTTATCTACTAAAAGAAATGGTTAAGGGTTCAGATTATCGCGGATCACTAGCGGAGATAAGTAAGTTAACTGGATTATACGAACCAGAGAAGTACGAGCATAAAGATACAAGCCATAAGACAGATTGGGGAAGCTAACTTTATATAAACCTCATCCGAAGCAACTAGAGATACACAAAGCAATACAAGGAGAAGGTAAGTATTTTGTTGTATCAATCGGTAGGCAGTTCGGTAAAACGCTATTAGGTGAGAACCAAGCGTTAAAATGGGCTATTGAAAATAAGAACTGGAAAGTAGGTTGGATTTCTCCGACTTACAAACAATGTAAAAAGGTATTTAAAGAAGTAGTAAGGGCATTAGGCAAGTGTCCTTTTGTCGTTCGTATTAACAACTCCGATTTAATTATAGAGTTTGATACAGGTAGCGTTATACTATTCTATTCAGCGGAGGCATACGACACGATACGAGGGGAGACTTTCGATGGTCTTATTTGTGATGAGTTCGCCTTTTTTAAGCCACAAGCTTGGGATGAGGTGTTAAAGGCTACGGTGTTAGTTAAGGGTAAGAAGGTATTGATTATGTCAACGCCTAAAGGTAAGAACCAATTCTATAAGGTCTTTAACCTATCAAACGATAATCCGCAATATAAATCATTCTTTGGTACTTCTTATGATAATCCGTTTATCGATCCCGAAGAAATAGAGGACGCGAAGCGATCACTGCCAGAGCATATATTTAAACAAGAATATTTAGCGGAGTTCTTAGATGACGGTTCAAGCGTATTTAGAAACATAAACGAATGTATTAAGCAAGCGGAGAAGACTAACCATTTATTCGCTGGTATTGACTTAGGGCGCGCGGATGACTGGACGGTGCTAACAATAGTAAATGATCAAGACCAAGAGGTTTATAGTAATAGATGGAGGCATATGGACTGGAGCGCGATAATCAATAACATAGTAGCGGTATTGAATAAGTATAAGCCTAAGACGTTAGTCGAAGCCAACGGAGCGCAAGATGCTATTTTTGAACAGATACGAAATGCGGTTAACTACCCTAAGACAAATATAAAACCTTTCGTAACAACAAGCAAAAGCAAGCAAGCGATAGTTGAGGATTTGATTGTAGGTTTCGAGAATAAGGAGCTATCTATAATTGGTTACGATTGGCAAGTAAGCGAATTACAAACGTTTACCTATGAGTACAACCTAAAGACTAGAGCCATTAAATATTCTGCTCCCGTAGGACTTCATGACGATTACGTAATGAGTAGAGCAATAACAAGACACGCTAAAAAGACTATGAAGAAGAGCGGAGTCTATAACATAATAAGATAACTAAACGTTTAATAGATATGAACTGGAACGATATAAGCACGTTAAATTTTCAGAAGTACGCCAAGACTTTAAAGGAGAAGCCTGAAAGCGAATTAGAGCGCGTTCAACTACTGATTAAACAGAATGCTATTCTATTGGGGGTAACAGAAGACGAGGCAAAGAAAATACCTTTGGGAGAATTGCAGAGCGTTAAAAACTTATTGACTACTCCAATACCTCAAAAGATATACGAGACATTTAAACTAAATGGCGTTTGGTACGAGGTTACAATGAATCCGAAAGAACTAACTGCGGAACGATTCGCAGGAGTTCAAGAAGCGGCTAAGAACGACGATCTAGCTTTGGCGATGTATTATATTTGCAGACCGTTTAAACCAAGTTTATTAAAGCGTAAGTATTTCGAGTTTAACGAAAGCGAGATACCAGAACGAGTTAAAGGATTTAACGATCTTCCCGTAACGATTACCTATCCGATTACCAGTTTTTTTTTGAAGACACGAAACGAATTTACCGACTATTTCCTTACCTCTTCAATAGACATAGCGAAGCGGATGAGGGAGGAAGTCCTGGAAGATTACAGAGAATATACGGATGGTTTGCGACAATCGAAGCGATTAGTAAACGACTAAATGAGAATTGGGATAATACCGCTAAAAGGAATGTGATAGATTTTTTAAGTAAAGCGCAGTACTACTCAATACAAGCAGAAGAAGAAAGAGAAAGACATGAGCAAGAACTTGCTAGGCATAGAAGATAAGGACTTAGTAACACTAGGTAAGGAGAACACTATAGCTGGAGTACTTCAAGACTTTGGCAATAAGTTGCAAGCCGACCTACGAAAGAACCTACAACAAGAAATAACCTCTATAACTCCTAAGACGTTAGAGCAGTCGATTATATTTGATATTAAATTCCTAGGCACTAACTATCAGTTTGAACTAAAGATGGAGGACTACTGGGAGTTTGTTGATAAAGGTGTGCAAGGTGTAGGCGGTGTAAGTAAGTCGGGTTTATTTTCTTACGTTAAAAAGAACAACACCAGCCCGTTTAGTTTTAAGAAGAACGGCAATAAGCCCCCTATAAGCGAGTTAGAACCTTGGGCTTATAATAATGGGGTTAATCCTTTCGTAGTTCAAAACTCGGTATTTTATAGAGGTATACGAGCGACTAACTTTTATTCTGACGTAGTCGATAACAAATTAGCCGAGGATTTAGTTAATAGATTGGAAGAGGTAGGAGCAAAAGAAATAACAATTAGTTTAAAAAAGGCTTTCAAAGGTGAAGCAACTTAAAACAATACAGGTTACTCAACAAGAGATACAGATGGCTACAAGACCTAACGTTTATAATAATAAGAAAAAATACACAAGAAAGTCTAAACATAAAAATAACGCTCAATGGCGATAGTAATTAACACAGATACAAGGTTATTTAGTCCAGTCTACAATAAGATGGAGGTGCAAGTGTTTCAAAACGACGCTTCTATTAGGACTAAACCAGATTATAGATACATCTTCGATATTAAGATAGTAGACTATATTAGCGGTTCTACGGTTGTATTCACGGCAAAGGTTACTCCAGATCCTCTATTAGGCCGAGGAGTTCAAGATTTAAGCGGACACGTTGAAAAGTACATTAAGGAGAATATCGTACCGCACGACGATACAGACGCCATAAGAATAACGGATAATGCGGTAATTAGATATTTTGTAGAGTACGGGGAGGAGTATAGATTAACGGCTTCTGATCCTATCGTAGAATATAAGAACCTAGTAACGGGTACAGATAAATACGCTTTTGGGGCAAGCTTAGAAGAGCATAGATGGATAGACTTCTATAATAATTCCGAGTACTTACTATACTTGTTTGATACTAATAACCA